GAATTTTGCGTTGGTGCGCATTTGGTGCGCATTGACATTGGCAAACACGGCATCTAGCATCCACTATAGTTGACAGCCTGTCATTAAGTGGAGGTCACGATGGACGTCAGAAAAGACAAGCGCAGCCGCAACAAGAAGCGAGGCCTGGATCGGTGGGTGGTCTCCACTCACAAGGAGTTCCAAGCTGGTCTTCTAGACAAGCGTGAGTTTCGCATCGACGACGCCGGGAACTCTTTCGCAACCTCGATCGCCGCGAAGGCGTTTGAGCAGGTTCTTCGCGACCGGATTGCCGGTGGTGCGACCGGCGCTCAGGACAAGACGTTCGGCGATGCGGTCGCCGCGTGGGAAGACGACCTCGACGACAAGTCGATTGGCGGCACCACGCGCAAAGACGACATCGCGCAGGTGCGGAATCACATCATCGGCAAGTGGACTCTTCGCGGCGTGCCGATCGAGCGTGTCCGCTTGGCAACCATCGACCATTCGCTCTTGAGAGCAGAGCTGAAGAAGCGCGGCGGTCAGATTGACCAAGTTGGTCTTGGTCGTCCGGGCAAAATCAAACTCCTCCAGAAGTTCCGCGCCATCTTCGATATCGCCGTCGATGAGCGCTGGATCGCCACGTCGCCGGCCACTCGGATCGCGCTCGACACAAAGGTCGAAGACCCTGCCGACAAGGCCATCGACCCTGCCGTGTTTGGCCGGTTCAAAGACGACGTGCCGTCGCTACTAGCCGCACTTGAGATCATCGACCCCGACTCGGTTCTGCCGATCACGACTCTCCTGCGAACTGGCATCCGTAGCGGCGAGCTGCTCGCCCTGTCGCTCGATCAGGTGACCACGACCAACCAGAAAACCAAGCTCAAGATCCATCGCGCTTGGAAAAAAGACCACGTCATCGATAAGCCGAAGTCCGGCAAAACGCGCAACGTCATCGCTGATGTGGAGCTGGGCACCGCGCTGAAGACTCACGCTCTGCAGCACCAGCGACGTGGCGACGATCTTCTGTTCGGCGAGAACGGCATCCAAGTTCTGGATCGTGCCGGCCTTCGCCTGCGCTGGCATCAAGCGCAGTTCGCAATCCGCGGGTGGGGGTTCTTCCGCAGCAGCAACACTCGCGACAGCTCGCGGGCGTATTCGCTGGTCGAGCTGCCCAAGCCGATCGGCGAGTTCACTGCAGCAGAGTGGAAGTCATTTGCCTTCGGTCAAGCTGGTCTGCGGAAGGGCGAGCCGATCAAGCGCCTTTCGTTCGCGACGATCGAAGCTGCCGCCGCGCACATTCGCCTGAACCTGTTCGGGCTGCACGACCTGCGGCACCTGTACGCATCGCAACTTCTGCACGCAGGCATTCCGCTCAATCGTGTGGCGCAGCGGTTAGGTGACTTGGAGAAAACAGTCAGTCAGCATTACGCGCATTACCTTCCGGAGGACGACGACGCCGACCTCGAAGACATCGCGGCGATCGCGGCCATCGGGTGACGCCGCATGGCGCAGACGGAGACGCCGCCCTTAGAGGCGGCGTCTTTCGTTCTGGGCCACGCCGCGGGCTAGCCGAGCACGTTGTTCTCCAGTTCGTCGTCTTGGCCGAGCTGATCACTCTTCGAGCGCGACTTGATTTTGCCAATCAAGTCGACCAACGCATACCGAACGAACTGCGTCGGCTTCACGCCCAACATTTCGGCGGCGTGTTTGAGATCTCGCTTTTCCGATCGCTCCATCCGCACGAGGATTGAGCTGCCCCGCTCTCGTTCGACGCCGAGGATCTTACGACGAAGCCGGAGCAGACCTTCACTGAGCTCGGCGGCCATTTGGTTCCCCCTTTTTGACGGAAGTGAAGAAGCTCTTCTCGAGGAGCGCGGGAATCAGCAGGCAGATGAGACCTAAAGCGAGATCAGACACTTGCCTTCCCCTCCTTTGAGCCGACCCCGCCCCAGCCGGCCAGAGAGCCTCGTCAGCGCGTTTCGCTGCTCCCTGGGGTCATTCCACCTGCACAGCGCGTCTCGCTCGGCAGTGGGCTTCCTAGGCGTTCGATTTTGAGCAGCTCGCCGTAAATTGCGGCATAGCCGGCCAGATCGACGATGTTGTCGTCGTTCGACGGGTTGGCCTCCGATCGGGCGAGTTTGAGCAGCGCCATGAGTGCCGCGACCTGACTCGGCGCGATGGGACTGTCGAGAAACGCCGACCAAAGTTGTGCGATTCTTGTGTGCAGCTCGCAGAAGTCGCCGTGCTCTTTGCCCCGTGCACCGAGGACCTCAATCGCCTCAGCGAGCGGTGAGGTGACACTCACTCGCCTTCGATCTCCGTGACGTACTGTTCAAACGATTTCCGCGTTACCCAGTACGGCGATCCTCGAAGTTCACTGAGTCGAGTGCCTCGCAGCTTGCCTTGGTCGACCAGATATCGAACCCGCTTGCGCGACGCATCGCTGCGATTGCCAAACAGTCTTGTCGCCACTGCTGAGACTGCCAGCAGCGTTCCGTCGTCGTTGTTCATCGATCGAACCTGCTTGTTGTGCGTGGTTGTGGTTGCGGCGGCTGCGCCCGTTCGAGCTGCTTTGGTTTCACGCTGACATTCAAATAGATGAGCCGCTCGCGCTCGGCCTCTGCAGGGGGAGTCGGATCGCCCTCATATTTGAACGGCTGACCTGATCTCTCCACGACGATGTTCCACTGCCGGCCGGAACCGTCAGTCCAACGTGCTCGGACCTCGTCGTTTCGCCACGCGGCAACATCATAGGTGCCGGCATCGAGAGATTCGCGCACCTGTAGCTCGATATTCCCAAACGGCGGCACCGGCTTCTTATTCTGCGAGCCAGGATTTCCTTGCCATCCGGCGAGGAACTCTCGCGGCGAAATCGACACCTTGCCGCGGTCGGTTTCGATCACCGAGACGCCGTCGTTGCAAAAGACGTTCATTGAGAGGCGGTCACCCATTCCACTGACCTTTCATGCGTGTGTGTTCTTTCCTGATCTGCTCGAAAGCATTGGCGTCGTTCTGTTCAACCCACGCCAGTTCGCCATCGTTATCGCGTTCCCACGCCGCGAGATCGTTCGCCGACAAGCAGCCTTTCAAGCTGGCGATCAAGCTACTCTTCTCGTCAGCCGCAGCCGCGTCGTTGAAGGTCAGCGTGTCCTCGATGTTCTCGACGTTCTCGACGACCAATGGTGGGTCATCATCGATAACGTCCGCGATGTTGAACGGCTTCGCGCCTGGCGGCGGATCTTGGCCGACAGGAGGGCGTCCCATCGCCGCTTCGGCATCATCATCTTCATCGGTCTGCGCCAGGTTCGCCATCGCTGACAACGCATAACGCTTGGCATAGGTGATGGCGCTGCCGGTTGCCTGCGGCGTGATGACACCGTTCTTATCTGGCATGGCATCGATCGGCATCACGCTGCGGATCCACTGGCCGCTTTCGTGAGCCAGTGTGGTGATGAGCACATGTCTGCCGTCGAGCAGCCACGGTGCTTGCACAAACGCCATGCCATGCTCACCGTAAATCGGCCTGACGATCCTGGTGATCGCGTCGAGGTCCGCGTAGTCGCTTTTGAAGAAGGGGTTCGCCGAACCCTTGTGAACATTTCTTAGCAGCACATCTGCTCGAGCTTTCGCTCCAACGAGCTGATCGATCGAGGCTGACTGCATTCTGATGACGTCTGCTGGCGGTTCCGGCGTGACGTTCGGTAGCCTGTCGCTCAGACGTTCGGGCCCCCGTGGAATCATTCTGAGAACACCTGCTTCAGCTCGAGCAGCAGCTCGGGCGAGAAATCACGCCAGCGAAAGTCACTCCAGTCGACCTCGCAGAGATCGATGATGTCGCGCAGGGTTTCGGTGCGTTCGAGGATGCGCTGTCGTTTTCTGAGCTGCACCAGCGTTTGGGCCATTGCCTCATCGAGCTGGTCTTGCGAGACCTCGTGAACGATGTGCGACAGGCGATTGGCATAGATTATCCGCGCCTTTCCGGCGATGATCTTTCCGAAAGCCTTCTGATAGAGCGCGATCTGCGCGATGTCGTTTGGTTGTGGCTTAGCCGGCACCGAGTTGTTGCTGAAGCCTGTCTTCGAGTTGGCGCTAATGCGATCCCAGCGGGTCTTGACCTCGCCAATGACGCCAGCGCCGCGGCCATCCGTGTAGCCGATGATCGGCACGTCGATGCCTGGCAGCTCCAGCTCGATCTTCTCCTCGACATCGATCTGGTTCGCGCCTTGGAACGCCTCGCGAATGCCCTCGACCGTCTGCTCGATCGTGTTGCTGACGCGCTCGCCGGCGTCCGACAGCAGGTGATCGGTGATCGTAAGGTCGCGCGTGTTGTATTTGGCTGGGCGGTGGAGCTGCAGCTTGCCGATCGCGTTCTTGACGGCCTCGCTCTGCGAGGTCTTGCCGTTAGCGACTGCAAATGCGGCCTCATGGACCGCCGTCCCAGCCAGCATCTGGATCGAGCGCGGTTTATCGTAATGCGCGACCAAAAGGTCGGCTTCGGGGTCCCCCCCCCCCTCTGACGCGCGCTTGGCGGCGTAGTATTTGGGCTGCCGGTACGAGTATTCCGCGATCAGGTAGGCGAGAGGGCATCTGATCTTGGTGTTCGACCAGTGCCGAATGCCGCGGCTCGCGTAGTGCGGTGGGACTTTGGCTCTCGATGGTTTGAACTGTGACACTGGCGCCCTCCGACATCAGGGTGCCTTTTAGGTCGAAGAAGTGTCAAGAGTGACAAGCAGCGATTTTTAAGTTCGTGGGGGATAAGTCTGTGCAAATCGTAAATCTGCTACGCTTGGTCTCTCGCGAACGTCGAGGCGTCTCTATCGGATCGGCCTCCTTGGCACAAGATGTGCCAGATGGATCAAATAAGGGGCTGCCCAGACCCCTGACAGCGTGTCTAAATCGCTCATGGACTTTGCCTCATACCTACGCGAGAGCAAAAGATCTGGCGCTGAGGTAGCTCGGCAGATCGGCGTCGACGCGACCTACATCTCGCACCTGCGATCAGGTCGTCGCTATCCGTCGATGAACGTGATCGCCAGAATCAGTGAGGCGACCGCCGGCATGGTTGGTTTCAACGACTGGCTGGCTGCGCGGGCGCAGAATCCCACGCCCTGGAAGCGTGACTGAGACAGCGCTTCAAGCGCTGATCGTTCGCTGGCTCGAGGCTGCGTTGCCGGTCGACAGTGTCTGGCACCACTCGCCGAACGAGGGGCGCAGGCACGTCGCT